CATCCCCGCGCGTGTGGTGCAGGCGGCCGTGCTCCAGGCTGAGCGCTTCTACAAGCGCCTTGACTCGCCGTTGGGCGTGGCGGGTGTCAGCGACATGGGCATCATGCGCGTCGGCCGTGGCCTTGACTCCGATGTCCAACTCCTGCTCGACCGATTCCGGCGGGGCGAGGACGCGGCAGGCGGCATCGCGTGACCACCATCTCGCAGATCCGCACCGCCCTCGCGTCCGGCCTGTACCCCGTATTCGGCCGCCGCGTGTCGTCCTACGTTCCCGACCAGATCAATCCCCCGCAGGCCGTAGTGACCTTGCAGCGCGTCACCTACGACTCAGCATTTGGACGCGGGATGGACACCTACGAGTTCGCGGTGCTGGCCTTCGTGGGCCGCGCTGACGAGCGCACCGGCCAAGACCTCCTCGACGGTTACGGGGCCGGTTCCGGCGCTACCTCGGTTAAGGAGGCGCTTGAGAGTGACAAGACCCTCGGTGGTCTCGTATTCGACCTTCGCGTCGAGTCGATGGCCGACCTTGGCCCCTACCTAGTCGGGGATACCACCTATCTGACGGCCTCCTTCGCGGTCACCGTCATCGCCCAATAGAAAGGTTCCACCATGGCAAAGTACGCGGCGACCGACACCAAGGTCACCATCAATGGCACCAACTTCTCGTCCTGGCTGACTCAGGTCGAACTCTCGCAGGAGTCCGACGACCTTGAGACCACGGCCTTCGGTGGCCTCTGGCGCACCCGCACGGGCGGCCTCGCTCAGGCGAGCCTCACCCTGTCCTTCCTACAGGACTTCGGCGCGTCGGCCGTGGACACCACGCTCGCTCCCCTGTTCAACACCCTCGCCACCGTGGTCATCACGCCCACGTCGGGCACGGCCAGCGCCACGAACCCCTCGTTCACGGGCACCTTCTTGGTCAACCAGTACAGCCCCTTCGCGTCAAGCGTTGGCGATGTCGCCACGTTCGACGTGACGTGGCCGTCGAGCGGAACCGTGGTCCGCGCCACCTCCTAGCACGACCGAGCACCGCCACCTGTGCCCCTTCTCGGGGCTTTTTCTTTGCCCGACGAAAGGAAAGCCATGCTTCAGCCGATCTCCTTCACGGTCACCGCCGACGACGGATCGGGGGTCAATGTCACCGCATCGGCCCCCGATTACGTTGCCTATGAAATGGAGTTCAACCGCTCCATCCTCGCGGGCATGTCCGAAGGCTTGTGGTCGGTCTACATGTACGTCGTGTGGCACGCCATGAAGCGGCAGGGTCTGACCGAGCTCGGGTGGGATGCGTGGCTCGCCACCTCGCCCACCTTCGCGCGGGAGATCGTGAGCGAGGAACCCGCCCCTTTGGAACCGGAAGCACCCATTGGGTCATCGCCGGACTTGCAGTAGAGACCGGCATCGCTCCATCGGTGCTGCTCCAAGAGTCGCCCCGAATGATCTACACGATGATCCGCTACATCAAGAACCGCAACGACGAGGCCGCCAAGGCGGCACGCAATCGGAAGGGGTGACGCCATGATCGGACTTGACGCCACCGTGGACGGCGTGCCGCAACTGATCAACCGGCTCAAGGGCTTTGAGCCCGAGGTGTACAAGATCCTCCAGCGCGAGGTCAGGGCGGCGGCCGACAAGGTTGGCTCGTCTGCCCGTGGACTCGTGCCAGCAGGACCGCCGACCTCGCATTGGGCGCAGACCGGCCGCTTCGCATGGGACGGCAAGGTGCGCTCATCCATCCGGCCAGGCTTCCGCACGCGCAACGTCGGCGGCACCCGTGTGGTCAGCGGTCAAGTCTCCACCCGCTCGGCTGCCGCTGCCATCTTCATGATCAAGGGCAAGAAGGATTCCAGCCGCCTCGGCGCGATCCTCAATGCCTCGCGCGGCGCAACGTTCCCGCGCGCACTCGGCCCCGCGTGGACGATGCACGTAGACGCCGCGCGCGAGGAGATCAAGGCCGCCGTCAGTCGAGCAGCAGAGGCGGTGTCGAATGGCTAAGGGCGCAATCACCGTCAAGATTGATGGTCAGTACGACAACAAGGACATCTCCCGCGCCATCAAGGATCTTGAGTCGCTCAAGACTCAGGCGGGCGGCACCGGCTCGGGCATGGATGTCCTCAAGAAGGGCTTCCTCGCCGTGGGCGCGGCTGCCGCTGGCATGGCGACCATCGGCGCGGTTACCTCGTTCCTGACCGACTCCATGGCTGCCGCCATGGAGGATGAGAAGTCGATGGTGTCTCTCGCGAAGGCGATGGACAACGTGGGCGCGGGCTCGGCCAATGCCCAAGTCGAGGATTTCATCCGCTCGCTCATGCTCGCGACCGGCGTGGCCGATGACCAGTTGCGCCCCGCGTTCCAGAAACTCGTGACGGCAACGGGCGATGTCGCGCAGTCGCAGAGCCTCCTCCAGACCGCCATGGACGTGAGCGCCGCGACCGGCCGAGATTTGGCTTCCGTTTCTCAGGCCATCGCCAAGGCAAGTACGGGCCAGTTGTCAGCGTTGACGCGCCTCGGCGTGCCGCTCGACGCGAACATCGTCAAGACCAAGGACTTCGGCGCTGCCATTGATGTCCTCAATCAGAAGTTCGGCGGGCAGACCGAGGCCGCCGTCGGAACCTTCGCCGGTCAGTTGGGCCTCGTCAAGACCGCAGCGGGCGAGGCTTCCGAGACCGTGGGGTACGCCCTCCTCCAGTCGGCACAGAATGTCGCCAACGTTTTCGGTGGGGCGGGCGGTGTCTCCGAGGCGCTGACGGCTGCCGGTGACGGCCTCGCCAACTTCGTCGGCGGCGTCGGACAGGCCATCACCTCCATGGCCGAGATGGGCAAGGCCACTACGGACTGGCTGAACTCCGAAACCGGCTTGAACATGTCGCTCGGTGATCTACTCATGACGACCATCAAGTTGACCCCTGGCATTGGCCTGCTCGCCACGACCACACAGGGACTCATCAACTCGGGCGCGGACGCGACCGCCGAGGCTGAGCGGCTCACCCGAGCCACCGATGCACAGTCGGCCCGCATGACCGCCCTCGCCGCATCGATGTCGCCCACGGCCGTCAAGACCAAGGAACTCGCGGACGCCGAGGCCGACGCGAAGGCTGCCGCAGACGATCTCACCGCGAGCATCAAGCGCTTTGAGTCGGTCATCTCTGCGAGCCAGGCGCGCGACGACTTCAAGAAGTCCCTTGCCGATCTAGATGTGACCCTCAAGGGCAACGCGCGCTCCTTCAAGGGCATGGGCGATGCCTCCAAGGAGAACCGCGACACGCTGCGCGAGGCGCTCTCCGACGCCGCCCGCATCGCTAAGCAATGGGGCACCGACACCGGCGCGAGCGCCGACGAGATCGATGCCAAGTACAAGACCATGCGGAAGAACATCATCCAAGGCTTCAAGGATGCTGGCTTCAAGTCCGAGGACATCAAAGCCTTCATGGGCAAGGAAGGTCTGTGGCGCACACCCGCGAAGGACGCGGTGCAGGCAGCAGCAGACGCGGCCTCGGCCAACGCTAAGCCGTCGTTCGCCCTCGTCGGCAAGGACATCGCCCTCGGCGCTGCCGCTGGCGTCCGCGCCAATGCCCGTCAGGTCGCCAACGAGGCGATCCGCATGGTGCAACTCGCAGAGATCGCAGCCCGCGCAGAGTCCGAGACCCACTCGCCGTCGAAGGTGTGGGCGCGCGTCGGATCCGACATCGTGGACGGCCTCGTGGTCGGCCTGCGGTCCAAGGACGACAAGGTAAAGCAGGCCGCCACCGACATGATGCAGGCTCTCTCCGACAAGGCGGCCGAGATGGTCGGCAAGTGGGATGACCGCCTCTCTACCCTCTCCGAGCGGCTGACCAAGGCCAAGGACGAGATGGCGCAGTTCGCCACCTCGGTCTCGTCATCCATCATGAGCGCCATCAACTTCGGCTCGGCCAACGACCTCACGAGCGTGGGCGAGGACGGCAAGGCCGTGGGCATGTCGTTCCTCGACGGCCTCAAGGCGCAGGCCGCGCAGGCGATTGAGTTTGCCAAGCAAGTCACGCAACTCATCCAGATGGGCCTGTCGCGCGAGTCGCTGCAACAGGTGCTCGCGGCGGGCGTCACGGCCGGATCCGCTATCGCCACCGAGCTCATCGACGGCGGCGCGACGGCGATCACCGAGACCAACGACCTCGTATCGTCCACGCAGGACGCCGCCACCAAGGTTGGCGAACTCGCGGGCACCACCTTCTTCGGCACGGGCGTCGGCCTCGCACAGAGCGCCTACGACGGCTTCGCTGCCAACTTCGGCAAGGGCGGTCCTGCTCGTGTCGCCATGGAGAACCTCATGGATCGCCTCGCGGATTCGCTGCACCGCGAGGTCACCGTCACGGTTCGCACCGTCTACGAGGCAGCGGGCAACCCTCCCGGCCGCGCGGTCGGCGGTCCTGTCGCCTCGGGTATGCCCTACGTCGTGGGCGAGCGCGGGCCTGAGTTGTTCATCCCTTCGGCCTCGGGGACGATCATCCCCAACAACGCCAGCCTCTCGGGCGGCGCTCCCGCCATGGTCGGCGGCTCGGCGGGTGGCAACTCCTACGCCATCACCGTGCAGGCGGGCGTCGGGGATCCGCGCCAGATCGGACAACAGATCGTGGAGTACATCAAGCGCTACGAGGCGGCCAACGGTCCCGTCTATGCGGCGGCCTAGATGAAGGTAGAGATCGCCTTCGACCTCTCCGCGAGCGGCTCGGGTAACTGGTTCACCCTCAATAGCGCCACCAAGGGCGTCCTCGACAACGTGACGTATCTCCTTGCCGGTGACGTGCTCGTGGACGTGTCCGACGACGCGCGCGCCGTCAGCGTGCGCCGTGGCCGCTCCCGCGTGCTCGACAAGTTCACGGCCGGTAATGCCAACGTCACCCTTGACAACCGCTCGCGCGACTACGACCCGACCTATTCGGCCAGCCCGTACTACGGCAGCATCGTGCCGCGTAAGCAAGTCATCCTCTCGCACCTCGGCCAGACGATCTTCACGGGCGAGGTTGCCGACTGGAACTTCGGCTACTCGGTGTCGGGCGACTCGACGGCCGAGACATCCTGTGTGGACGGCTTCGCCACGCTCGCCAACCAGAATCGCACGGGCGGCACCTCGGTATCTCAGGTGACGAGCGCCCGCGTCGATGCCGTGCTGGATGAGCTCGGGTGGCCGACTGACGCGCGCAACGTTTCCACGGGCACGGCGACACTCGCCGCCGACCTCGTGGAGCCCGAGACCAACGCGCTGTCCTACTTGCAGAAGGTGGAACTGTCCGAGCCTGGCGCGCTCTACATGGACAAGGACAACCACGTCACATTCCAGACCCGTTCGGCCATCAATGCCGCGTCATCCTCGGCCACGTTCGGGCCTGGCGGCATCCCCTTCATCGGCATCGGTGTCTCCTACGGAACTGAGGAGATGACCAACGCCGCGAACGTCGTCTGGCTCGCGGGCACCGTCGTCGGCGGCACGGTCACGGCGAACGACTCAGCCTCGCAAGTGACCTACGGAGTCATTGAGCAAACCTACGAGACCCTCCTGTCAT